GCGCAAACGACATTCGAGAGCTTGAAAATATGAATCCGATACCAGAAGAAGAAGGCGGTGACGCCTATCTTATAAACGGCAACATGATGCCGATCACTTCAGCGGCACCGGTAGGAAGGGGGGTAGATGAAGAGAATGGGCAAAGAGAAGATGGAGCGTAGATACACAAACACCACGATAGAACTTCGTGACACTGACGCCGAACCTATGGTCTCCGGCTACGCTGCCCGGTTTAACGAGCAGTCTGAGGTTTTGTGGGGCTTTAGAGAGGTTATCCTTCCCGGTGCGTTTAAGGATGCCCTCGAAGCCCCGGATATAAGGGCGCTATTTAACCACGACCCGTCCCAGATCGTAGCACGAACGAAGAATAACACCTTGCGCGTATGGGAGGACGAAAAGGGCCTCCGATATGAGTTTAGACCAAACATGAAGACCGCAGCAGGACGAGATCTCGTAGAGCTCCTCAGGCGCGGCGACGTCGACCAGTCGTCTTTCGCGTTTTCGATGGAAGGCGGCATTGAAGAATGGGACGATACGGGTGAGATACCAATTCGAAAGCTTGTCAAAATACCGAGGCTCTATGATGTATCGCCCGTCACATATCCGGCCTATCCGTCAACGTCAGCTGGCGTCAGAAGCGCAAAGGAGGTATTTGAGGAGCACTTTAGGAGTATAGAAAAAAGAGGCGTGGACCCTGGCGATGTATCAAGCAAGCTCGCTCCCGAAGCCGAACCTTGGGAAGCGCCAAGCTTAGAGGACTTCACCGATGAACAGTGGGGCGACTTGAGCGATGCAGAAAAAAGGCGAATTGCCAAACACTTCGCGTGGGCCGCAACTATGCCGCCAGAAACTTATGGCGACCTCAAATTTCCACACCATAGGCCAAGCGATGGGGCCGTGGTGTGGCGGGCCGTATCAAACGCAGCGGCGAGGTTGCCACAAGCTAACTTACCAAACGCCGATGTAGACAAAGTGCGCACACACCTCGGCAGACATTACAGGCAATTCGACAGGACTCCGCCATGGGAAGAAGACTCAGCAAGACAAATAAGACTTAAAATGCTTCGCCGAAAGGCAGAACTTCTATTTATGAAGGAGGTAATATAATGGCAGACGTAAAAGAATTACTTGAAAAAAGAGCGAATATATGGGAGCAGGCAAAAGCTTTAATTGGCAAAGCTGAGACCGAAGGGCGTGACTTCAGCGCCGAGGAGCAGGCGCAGTATGACAAGATGATGGGCGAAATGGATGAATTAGCCAAGCGCGCCAAGCGTCTTGAGGAAAAACAGCGCCTTGAAGCGCAAATAGACGCTCCAGTTAATGAGCCTATCAAGCTTAACCCCGCGTCGGGCAAAGACATGAAGCGCCAAGCGGATCTTATGCCCGAGTTTAGAGCGTTCATTAAAAGCGGGGTTATAGGCCCTGAGCTGCGCCAACTTCAGGCCGACGTAGACGGAAAAGGAGGCTTCTTGCTTCCTCCAGAGCAGTTTGTCGCAGACCTTATCAAGGAACTCGACAATAAAGTTTTCATTAGGGGCCTCGCCACGGTTATACCCGTTACTACGTCGGATAGTTTGGGTGCTCCCACCCTTGAGGCAGATGTATCAGACCCCAACTGGACGACAGAGATAGAAGAAGTCAATGAAGATACTACCATGGCTTTGGGTAAGCGGTCTCTCACTCCCCATCAGCTGACCAAGCTGGTAAAAGTGAGCATGAAACTCCTACGGACGTCGGCTATCCCGGTTGAGGGTCTCGTAAGGGAGCGCTTGGCGTTCAAGTTTGCTGCGGCGCAGGAAAACACTTTCCTTAATGGCGATGGCAGCAATAAGCCTCTCGGTGTGTTTTACGCAAGCGTAAACGGCATTAGCACCGCCAGGGACGTAAGCACCGGAAACACTACGTCGGCTATAGCTGCAGATAACCTGTTCGAGGTGAAATACGCTCTTAAAGAGCAGTATCGTGGTGGTGCACAGTGGATATTCCATCGCGACGCAGTGAAGATGATCGCCAAACTTAAAGATGGCGAAGGGCAGTATCTATGGAGGCCGGGCCTTGCGGCCGGTCAACCTGATACCCTTCTTAACTTGCCCATCAATGAGTCCGAGTATGCACCTAACACCTTCACCACCGGGAAATATGTGGGGATCCTCGGCAATTTCCGGTATTACTGGATCGCTGAGATGTTTGGAATGGAGATCCAGCGGCTAAACGAGCTCTTTGCGCAGACGAACCAGATCGGGTTTATTGGCCGTATGTGGTGTGATGGTGCTCCCGTGCTCGAGTCCGCTTTTGCCCGTGTCAAACTGGCGTAGGGGTGATGTTGATGCATGAGCTGAGCAAGAATATCAAGTTAATACTTGCGAAACCGGCACAGGCCGCAGGTACAGATGCAGTCCCTTCTGACGTCATCGACATGCAGGGCTTCGAGGGGGTTTTGTTTGTCACTCGGTTTGGAACTGCTGCTGATGGAAACTTCATCAAGGTGCAGCAAGGCAACTTATCTGATCTTTCTGATGCCGCAGACCTAAAAGGCACCAAGGTTGTGAGTGGCACAGACCCCAGTAATGAGGTTTGCGCTATCGACATCTATAAGCCTACCAAGCGATATTTAAGGCTACATGCGACGCGCGGGACATCGAGCACGCTTGGTGATACTTATGCAATCCAATACCAAGCTCGAAAGGCTCCACCCGTGTCGGCACTTTCTGGAACGTTAGTAATTGAAACGCACGTCAGCCCCAAGGAGGGAACTGCGTAGTGTAGCTGAAGGGGGCCGGCTTAGTCCGACCCCCTCTATTAAAGAAAGGAGGCAATATAATGGCAAACGTGAAGAACTATAAAGAGCAAGGCGGAGAAGTCCAAGTCATAGAGGGCGAACTTAAAATAGCCGGAGGTAAAATTACGGCCAACGGAACACAAGCAAGTAAAGTTACACCACTTACAACTACAGCAAGCGGTACGGAAATAGCAACAGCGATGAATGCAATTATCACAGCTCTTGAAAATGTAGGGATCCTTGCGAAAGCTTAGTGGGCGGTGAGGTGAAATGTATGTCATAAAGCACGTTGTAAATGTAACTACTGCCGCCGACGGGACTGCTGTAGCGTATACAGCCGAGCCGCTCAATGGGCCGATATTGAAGATCATATACACGAAGCCGACAAGCGGCGGTTTCGCCACAGGGGTGGATTTCAATATCACGACGGAGGACACAGGACAAACTGTTTGGCAACAAAACGACGTTAATGCTTCTAAGGCGGTTGCTCCTGTAGAAAAGAAGCAAGACACCGCCGGAGCCGATACCACAGCCTTCTTTGATTCGATATATGCAGCTAACGAGCGGATAAAGATCAGCATTTCTAATGGTGGTAATGGCGCAACTGGACAGTTTGTGATACTGGAGGGCTGATAATGCGGATACGGATGATAAAAACAGCCGCAGGCCCAGACGGGGTATGGATAGCAGGCAGGGTTTATACCATATCCGATGCGCTTGCTAAACAGTTTATAGAGGTTGGTGCGGCCATATCACTTGAGCCAATAGCGATAGAGACCGAGTCTATGGAGCCACAAGAGCGGGCTGTCTTGCCTCGAGGTAGACCGAAGGAGCGCAAAGGGCACGTAGATAGGGGGTGATGATGTGTATGTCGAGGTAGGCGCACCGATAGCAGATCTCGTAACACTCCAGGATGCGAAGTCACACCTCCGGATCGTCGACACCATCTCAACCGAGGTTGAACCAGAAGATCCAGAGGTCGACACCATCTCAACCGAGGTTGAACCAGAAGATCCAGAGAATGAGCCTACTATTGTCACATCACACCCTGACGACGACTACATTAAGGGCCTGATCGCCACCGCGGTTGAGTGGGGCGAGGCGTTCCAGAACCGCTCATGGATCACGCGAACCATTACTGTGTATCTCGATGAATGGCCGGATGTGCCGTTTTACTTGCCAATGCCTCCGATTAGAAGTATCACCTCTATATCATACTTTGCGCCAGACAACACAGAGACAACTCTTGACCCGTCCACTTACTGGCTCGCTCCAGATGGTGCCCTTTGCCTCGCAGAAGGCAAAACGTGGCCAGCCGACGCGCTGAGATCGACCATGGGGGTAAAAATAGTCTACAAGGCCGGCTATGGAGACACGGCAAGCGCTGTGCCTAAGAGGTGTAAACAGGCCGTGCTCTTGATGGTAGGTCACTGGTATGAGAACAGAGAAAACGTAATAGTCGATGCCACGGCCAACCAGATACCCGATGCGGCAGAAATGCTTCTATACCAAGAGCGGAGAGTGCCAATATGACACAAATAGGTGAGCTGAGGGATCAGATATTCATTATTCGCAAGACCAAAACGAGCGATGGTATGGGTGGATGGACTTTTACTGAGAATACAATTGCCACTCTATGGGCACGGGTGGAAGCGCCGAAGTCAAAGACCGGTATCATCGCACAAAAAGACACGGAGATAAGGACACATCAAATAACGATACGCTATCACGATGGGATAATGATAGGCGATATCGTATCGTTTTTTGGAACGAGACTTATTGTGAAGGCCATACGCCACGATCGGCTGCGTCGTTGGATGTATCTCGACTGTGAGCCGGAGGTGGTGTGAGTGCGGCTATATACGAGGCTTGAAGGCTTAGACGACGTCCTAAAAGAGCTTAGAGAAGTTGAGAAAGAAGCAAAACATGAAGTGGTAAACGTTCTGCGCGAAGAAACGTGGAAGGTCGTAGAAGACGCCAAAGGTCGTGCCCCAAAGGATACTGGCGCTATGGCGAGAGGAATTAGACGATCCGTGTCGGCCAAGAAGCTGACGGCCACTATTTCGGCAGGCGGCAAGGTGGGCGGAGTCGATACGTATTACGCGCAATTCGTTGAGTTCGGCACCAAAAATATGCCGGCGCAGCCTTTCTTTTTCCCGGCTTGTCGTGCTCACGAAGAAGAAATTGGCAGAGCACTATCTGATGCGCTATTCAGACTAATTGAAAGAGGTAAGGCTTAATGAGCCACTTGTCGATATCTCAAGAGATATACACAACGCTATCGTCAGCATTTCCGGCGGGAGAAGACGTCAAGATAACTGGGATATTCGACAAAGTGCCATTAGAGCAAGAGGGCCCATATATCGTGATTGGGCAACTCCAAAGCCTCGAGGGGCGCCTTTTGAGCGACGAAGAGCGTGCGTGGAATGTCGATATTCACATATGGAGCAGTTATCTTGGCCGTAAGGAGGTTGTGGAGATAGCAGATGTGATACGCAATGCACTGCCGGAAAAGTGGTTTTTCGAGGAGTTAATAGTAGTTGAAGATTCCTCTGGATGGTACCACGGTATTTTAACCATCCGTGGGTATGACAGATAAAACAAAGGGAGGGCAAGAATATGGGAGCAACACCAAGCAAGGTGTCTGTTGTTAAACTTACGGTGGGCGCGAGCCCGACGGCAATAGGAGAAGTTAGGAGCTTCAACATCGAAACAGCACTGGGGACCATTGATGTGTCCACGCTCGCAACTGATTGGAAAAAATATCTTGTCGGTCA